GTCTAAACACAACTTACGGGGCAACACAACTAAGCGAGAGAGCCTAAGAGCGCAAGCCTTTAGAATGTACGGTAAGACTTGCAATTACTGCGGGGACATTGGTAACGAAGTAGATCACGTCATAGAACTAGCAAGCGGGGGCGACGACGCCATAGAAAACTTACAAGTACTATGCAACCCTTGCCACAAAGTAAAAACAGCGAACTACAACAGGAAGCGATTAAAGGCAGATAGGGCGGTTTTTTCTGATCGACCTGCACCCCGACCCCAGTCCGTACAATTTCTCTCCCCTAGGCTCGTTTCAAGCCCACCTATGGCAGATTTAGAACTATGACCGCCAATACTTTTGGAAGTAGCCAAATCCAGCCCTACGAGATTAGCCTAAATTTAGAAGCGGCAATAGTAGCTGCTAACTGGTTAACCCAGACCGACGCTGGGGCGATCGCTTTAACCAGGCGACTTGCTTATGCTTTAGATACAAGTTTCAATACTGGGGAACTTAAAGAAGTGCCTGCACTTGCGGCAAGGTTTACCCAAATTCTGGCACAATTACATTTGACAGTGGAAACACGCATACAGGGCAACAAGGAAGAAGAAGCCAATGGACTTGGACACGTCACAGACTATTTACGGGTTCTCGAAGCCACGCCTACAAAGCCCAAGCCTAGAACTTCCAAGCGCGGGGCAAGTAGTAAGTAATTTAGCCAGAGAATTTGGGCAGCCTTTATTGCCCTGGCAGGAATACGTAGTAAACGACGCTTTACAGGTAAAACCCAATGGGGGCTGGGCTAAGTCAAACATAGGCGTATTAGTAGCCAGACAAAATGGCAAGACGGCGTTAATGCGCCAGGTATTTCTGGCCCACCTGTACGTATTTGGCAGTAAGCAAATTATCGCTATGGCGCAAACTAGACAATTAGCCCTGGACACTTTCAAGCAAACTGTAGACCTAGCCGAAAGCCTGGACTGGACCCGTAAACGGATTAAGCGTGTAAGCCGTACCAATGGGCAAGAAGAATTAGAAGTTTACTGTCACCACTACCCCAAGAGCTGCACCGAGAAATGTCAAAGAATTAGAAAGTACAGCATTAGGGCGGCAACTAGCGAGGGGTCACGCGGTAGCACCGCAAACTTACTTTACGTAGACGAACTTCGAGAAATTAGCGAGGAAGCCTGGCAGGCTGCCGTACCTTTAACCCGAACTACTGGCGGGCAGACCTGGACGACTTCCAACGCAGGCAGCGAAGCCAGCACCGTACTAAACGGTTTACGTACCCGCGCCCTTATGAACCAGTCGCCGCGTATGGGCTGGTATGAGTGGAGCGCCGCCGAGGGTTCACAAGTTACCCCGCCAGACATTAGGGCAATACAGCAAGCCAACCCAGCACTAGGTCACTTAATCGACTTAGAAAGCATTTTAGACAGCGCTAAATTTGACACTAAAGAAGCCTTTATGACGGAAAGTCTTTGTATGTGGGTAAGTAGTTTCAGCAGCCCCTGGAATATGGACAAGTGGAACGCTGGCGAAAAAGAAGTAACTATGCAGGACGGCTTGCCTACCTTTATGGGCTTAGACCTTAGTTTTAATCGAGAAAAGGCCTACTTAGTTAGCGTACAAGTACAGGCAGACGATAATTTGGCGGTATTTGTACACGAGTGGCACAAAGACGGCGGTATAAATGACGTAGCCCTAGCTAGTGAAATAGCAGAGATTACCAGGCGCTTTAATCCTAGAGTTCTGGCTTATGACCCAAATACTGCAGGGTTTATTGCTCCACATTTAGCCAGGGCGCAAGTAAACACAGTGCCGACACCCTGGAGCGGTGCCAATTTTGCCATAGCCTGCGATCAAACACTTAACGCTATGAACAGTGGGCGAATAGTACACGCTGGGCAAGATGTAATGTACGAACACTTAGTAGCTTGTGCCAGGCGACCAGCAGGCGACGGGGGCTGGCGTATTGCTAGACGAGCGGCAACAAATCCAATTAGCGCGGCTGTAGGTTTAGTTATGGCAATAGGCCACGCTACTACCCCGCAAGCCGAACCTGTGATAATGTCGGTTTAACCTTTCACAAGGTCCCCCGAATGTGTCGCGCCTAGCGCTATTGAGGGGTCAAGAACTTACTGGACGTTAGGCGCGACACGTTGAAGCAAGTCGCAAACTGTTGCAAAATTAGGCTTATGTCGCTTAAGAGCCGATACTTATAGTATGGGTTTACTAGATGTTTTTTCTTTAACGTCACAAATCAACGCCGCCGAACCTGCAACAGTTACGGCAGCCGTAAACGTATTACCAAGCCAAAATTTTGCGCCTATGTTTATGTCGCCTTTCACTACACGGCAAGAAGCTATGGAAGTACCAGCCGTAGCCCGCGCCCGCTCGATTATCTGCGGCACAGCTGCAAGTCTGCCCCTACATTCCTACAACAAAACCACAAACGCCAAAATTTATGGGCGCACGATCTTAGAACAGCCAGACCCAGCACTACCTACGGCTGTAACTATGTCAAGCACATTTGACGATTTGCTTTTCCACGACGTGGCTTACTGGCAAGTGTTGCAGGTATCGCCAGAGGACGGCAGACCAGTACACGCCCGCCGAATTGACCCGCAGCGCGTTACTTACAACACCGAGGGACTATCTGGGATTGTTATCGACGGTTTTTGGGTAGACGGTGTCCAGGTGCCTATGTCTGGCTTAGGTTCTCTAATTGTCTTTTACGGCTTAGGTACTGGCGGTATTTTAACGCGGGCCGGCCGAACAATTAAAACAGCGCTAGACCTGGAAAAGGCTGTTAGCCGTATGGCAGAAGAACCAGCCCCAGCTATGTACATAAAGAACAGTGGCGTAGACCTACCAGCCGCCCAGGTGTCTAGCCTGCTAGCAAATTGGAAAGCCGCCCGCGCCCAGCGCTCTACTGCTTACTTATCTGGAAACCTAGAAGTACAAGCTTTTGGCTTTGACGCTACCCAAATGGAACTAAGCGCCAACCGAATGAACACCGCGACAGAAATAGCGCGACTAATGAACATTCCAGCCTGGTATCTAAACGCCGAAAGCACTAGCAGCACCTACAGCAATACCTTGCAGGAGCGCCGAAGCCTTATTGACCTGTCGCTTATGCCTTTCCTTATCGCCGTAGAACAGCGCCTAAGTATGGACGATATAACCCCAATTACCCAGCGCGTACGTTTTGAGGTCGAAGAATACCTACGCGGTACACCTATGGAACGTATAGAAGTTACTGGCAAAATGCTAGAACTGGGACTTATTGACATAAATGAAGCCCGCGCTATGGAAGATTTAGCGCCTAGAGGAAGTGAAACTAATGCAAATTAACTTCGACGGCAAAATACTAGCCGCAGACGTACCGAACCGAACCATTACAGGTATGGTAGTTCCCTTTGGCGTAGCAGGTAACACGAGCGCGGGGGAAGTCGTATTTGAGTTTGGAAGTTTCCAGCAATTTAAGGCCGAGGAAATTATCCTAAATAAAGAACACAGCCGTACAGACCCACTAGGGCGCGGAATTGCAGGAAGTGAAGTTATCACCCCAGCAGGTATTTCTATGGCCTTTAAGATCGCTGGAACCACCGCAGGAACAGACGCACTTGTAGAAGCTGCCGAGGGATTACGCCCAGCTTTTAGTATCGAAGCCAGCGCAGACGAATACACCATAGACAAGGGTGTAATGAAAGTTACCGCCGCAACCTTGCAGCAGGTAGCCCACGTCACGAACCCAGCCTTTAAGACCGCACTAATTAGCGACGTCGCAGCTAGTGAAGCAGAAGAAAGCGACGAACCAGAAGCCACCGAAGCAGCAGCCGAGGAAAACCAAAAGGATACAACAATGGAAAATGAAACACCAGAAGTTGAAGCCGCAGAAGTTGAAGCAGCACCCGCTGTTATTCAGGCTGCCGCTCCAATTCGCACCGCACCAAGAAGCCCAATCGTTAATGCAACTTCTTACCTAGAACACAGCATTAAAGCCGCTATGGGTAACGACGAAAGCCGCCAGTATGTACGTGCCGCAGATGAAAGCACCACAACTAACACTGGTCTAACACTTGCGCCACACCTAAACGAATTTGTAACTACTTCAATTTTTGGACGCCCAACTATTGACGCAATTTCTCGTGGTGCTTTGCCTGCTAATGGTATGTCTTTTACTATCCCTAAATTGACACAAGCACCAACCGTTGAAGAAGTAGCAGAAGAGGGCGACCCATTTGGTACCCCGATGACTTCATCGTTTATTACGGTTCCAGTTTCCAAATATGCTGGCGCCAGCCGCGTATCCTGGGAGTTAATCGACCGAAGCGAGCCAGCCTTTCTTACAGAATTGCTAAGAGAGCTAAATACTGCCTACGCTAAGGCAACAGACCTTGCAGTAGTATCAGAACTTCTATCTGGTGGAACAGACGCTACAGCAGTAGCAGGTACAGCAGACGGTCTACAGTCCTTTATTTCAACCGAAAGTGCAGCCGCATACGCAGGGTCTGGCAACTTTGCCCGCAACCTTGTAGCGAACACCACAAACTGGGCCGCGATTATGGGATACCAGGACGGCTCGGACCGACCACTTTACAACGCAGCCGCACCGCAGAACACCCCAGGCTTTGCCGACGGTACATCTTTGGTAGGCAACGTACTAGGTACTTCGTTATTCGTAGACCCACATATGGGTACTGGCGGCGACGAGGGAATGATCTTGTTAGCCCCAGAAGCTGCAACCTGGTACGAAAGCGCAACGCGCCAAATTCGCGTAGACGTAATCGGTTCAGGACAGATCGAGGTATGTGTCTACGGTTACGGCGCACTGGCAATTAAGAAGCCTTTGGGTATCCGCATTTACCAGCAGAGCTAATAAACCCAAATAATCGTGGGGGCGGTGCTGCCCTGTGCCGCCCCCACACCCCCCTAGAAAGGTAGAACAATGGCACTAATTAGTATTACCGAGTTAAAGTCTGTGCTTGGTATCGGTTCTATCTATCCAGACGCAGTAGTACAGCAAGTAGCCGACGCAGCCCAGGACATTATTTTAAGTTACCTGGACTTTAACCGCTCTAATATTGTCGGCGTAGAACTTAAAGAAAACATAGCAACCTTTTACACTGCAGAGCCGCACGACTTCGTAGTAGGCACAGCGCTTACAGTTACAGGCTGCGGAAATACTTTTAACGGTTCCAGGACAGTAACCGAACATAGGGCAAACGATTTTAAGGTAGCAATTACACACGCAGACGTAGTTAATACACCGCTACGCCCATACGGTTCTGCAATTCTTACTTCACAAGCTGGGCTATATAACCAAAATTCCAGCGTAAGAGAAGCCTGTTTAGCCCTAGCAGTAGATATCTGGGAAACCCAAAAGGGAACTATGGGACAGCAGGGCGTAGATTTTGCGCCAGCGCCTTACCGCTTGGGCCGCTCTATGCTCCAGCGCGTAATGGGCCTACTGGGTAAAAATGTAGATACGAATAGCCTGGTAGGGTAATGGCGGATTTAGTAACCCTACGTAACGGTCTAGCAAGCGCTCTAAGCGCCGCTGGTCGTGTAGTCTATGCTTTCCCTAGGGAACAGATCACACCGCCTGCGCTGGTGCTAGTGCCTGCTAGCCCATACTTAACACCAGCCAGTATTGGCGGCGCGGGTAATCGTATAAACGTGAAATTTGAGATTACCGCCGTAGTAGGCGCAGCCGATAACCAAGCCGCCCTGGCAAACATTGAAACTTTAGCGCTATCGGTTTTTAATTTATTACCTAACGGAACTTCTATTACTAGCGGCTGGTCACAGCCCCAAATACAAGAAGTGTCAGGCCAGCAAATGCTTACTAGCTCTCTTACTATTGAGTTAGTAACAAACACATAACAACAACAAGAAAGGGTTAGCCCAATGGCAACTTACATCACAGGCAGGGACTTAACCCTACTTATCGACGGCGACAGCTACGACGCACAAGCTAGCACCGTCACACTTACCACCGAACTAAACCAAGCCGTACTAGAAGTACTTAGTGGACGCGCTTACAAGACGATCGACCAGACAGCAACACTATCTGTAGAAATGTATGCAGACTGGGGCGCTGCAGGTTCACTTTGCGACGCACTTTGGGACGCTGCAAACACAGCCCCAGACACTGGCATAAGTGCAAGTTTTGACGCAAACGGCAGCACTTTTACTATGGACGTATTTCCTAATTTCCCAGCTGCAGGCGGTGGAGCGGTAGACGTATTAACTACTACCGTCGAGCTTGTCGTAGTTGAGGGAACAGTCGCTAGAGCATAACCGAGAGAACAGGGCATTAAACAAATGAAAATGGAATTAAAGGTAACTTACCTAACTGGCGAAGAACTAGAAGTTATTGCAGTCGTACCAGACTTTATAGCCTGGGAACGTCACAGCAAGCGCAAAATGAGTGATTTGACCAACGGGGTAGGTATGGAAGATTTAGCCTATTTAGCCTGGTCAGTATGTAACCGTACTAGCAAGGTTAAACCTTTCGAGGGCTGGATTAACGAAGTCGAGATAATCGAACCGAGCGAAACAGACCCAAAAGCCACGACGTAGGAAGTATGCAGCGGCTACTGTTAGAAATAGCAGTAGCCACGCACACTAGCCCTACGGACTGGGAAAACAGAAGCCCCGAAGATATTGTAACTGTATTAGAGATTTTAGAAAGGACTAAGGGAAGTGGCTAACGATACTTCTATAGAACCCGATCTAAACGAACTGGCAGGACTTTACAGAGCCTTTAAGACTATGGACAAGGAAGCCAAAACACAGTTAAAGACAGATGTAAGCGCCATTAGTGCCTGGACAGTCCCACACATACAGAAGTCTTACGCTATGAACCCTTACCCAAAACAAGCTGCAAGAGCCTTACAGACAACTAGAAGTGTTAAACAAAAAGACCCAACGGTATTAGTAGGCGGTTCACGTACCAAATACTCTGGCGGCGCTGTGTCTGGAAATATTATTTTTGGGTCCGAATTTGGCGCAAACCCGACAAGCGTAAACGGGCAATTTCCTAATGGCGGTAGACGCTTTCCTATGCCACGCAAGGGCGGCTACGGTATTTTTGCAACCCTCAAGACATTACAGCCAGAAATTACCAGGCGCTGGAAGTCTGCAGTAGATAACGTGCTAGATAATTGGAGCAAGGGGTAGAAAATGGCAGAAGTAAGGACGCTTAACCTTAAATTACTTGCTAACGTAGCCGACTTTGTAGCGGGCTTAGATAAGGCAGACAAAAATACCAAGGCTTTTGCTAAAAGGGTAGACAGAGCAGGCAAGCAAGCGGGCCTGGCATTTGTTGCTATTGCAGGCGGGGCTATTGCAGCCGCTAAAGGCTTGGAAGAAGCCCAGATAGCCAGCGCAAAACTGGATAACGTACTTACGAGTATGGGCTACGAAGATAGCGTAAAACGCGTAGACGCCTACGCCGAAAGCCTGCAAAACCTTACCGCAGTAGACGCAGACGTAATTAAGGCTACCCAGACTAAACTTGCTACATTTGCTAATCTTGCCAAAACTGTAGATACCGCTGGCGGGGCTTTTGACCGCGCAACAGTAGCCGCTTTAGACCTGGCAGCTGCAGGATTTGGAACAGCCGAGGGTAACGCCGTACAACTTGGTAAAGCCTTAGAGGACCCTATTAAGGGAATTGCAGCCCTGGCTAAATCGGGCGTAACTTTCACAGCGCAAGAAAAAGAAAAAATTAAGACACTTGTAGAAAGTGGCAAAATACTAGAAGCCCAGAATATGGTCCTGGGAGCGATCGAAAAGCAAGTAGGCGGGACAGCCGCCGCCAGCGCGTCGAGCTTTGACAAGATTAAACTGGCTATGGACGGAGTAAGCGACGCAATCGCTACTGGGGTATTGCCACTTGTAGAGCAATTAACCCCTAAATTACAAGCCTTTAGTGCTTGGGCAATAGAAAACGAAAAGTTACTTTCTAAAGTAGTGCTAGTCGTAGGAGCATTAACTGGAACCCTTTACACCCTAAGCCTGGTTATTAAGGCCGTTACTATTGTCCAGGCGGCGCTTAATATCGTAATGGCGCTTAACCCTATCGGGGCTATAGTTCTGGCTATTGTCGCTTTTGTAGCGGTTTTAGTATTGGCTTATAAGAAGTCCGAAACCTTTAAGAAGATCGTAGACGGACTTTGGCAACTAATGAAGAAGCTAGGCAGCTTTATTAAAGACGTATTTGTAGGTTATTTTACGCTCTGGTTCACTATTCTAAAAAAGATTTTCGACATAGTAGTAAAACTTATTACCAAAATTAAAAACAGCCCACTAGGTACTTTTATCGGTTCAATCGTGGACAAGGTAACAGAGGGGGCAGCCGTAGGCGGTTCTGTATCTGCAGGCCAGGCTATCCGCGTAGGCGAACTAGGCAGCGAAGTCTTTGTACCAACTTCTGGCGGGCAAATAATCCCACATAACAAGCTGGGCGGGGGCGGCGGAAACACCTTTATCTTTAACGGAATAGTAGACGCCCAAAGCGCTAGGCAAAGTATAGAACGACTGCTACAAACCCAGAGCCGCATTAGTGGGCCCATAAATCTTGCTGGGGCTATGCCTTGACCGCCTGGACGCCTGACTTAAAGATTTTTACAGTACCGCCAAATACTTCTATAGCGGGAAGTAGTCCCAGGACAGAAATAACCGACTGGGTGGACTACAGCATAGTCACATCTAGAGGGACGTCGGAATACATTAACCCGCCATACCCAGCGGCTACCCAGATAACACTTCTTTTTGACGAAGATGTTATACCAGACATAGAACTAGGGTCTTTTGTCGAACTGCGTTATTTTGCCGTTACTTATGGGTCTTACGAAACAATACATTCTGGTTACGTTACAAATAGAAGTAGCCGTTACAGATTTAACGGTACAACTGGGTTTGTTTTAGAGTGGGTTTATTCCTTAACTTCTGCTATTTCGATTTTGCAAAATACAAGCTGGTATAACCCAAGCGATTTTACAGGTACCACGAACGACTGTATAGAATTAGTCTATTCACAATTTGGCCTGCGCCGCTGGGAGCAAGTAAACAGCAATACGACCTGGCTAGACATTGGCCCCTATACCTGGGCTAACCTGGACAATGCCAGAACCCTAAATTTACCAGACGTAATTATTGCCCCACTTGGATTTGTTAATACTACAGAACAACGCTTAACCGCTGGGTATAGAAACATTTGGGACGATTTAGTAACCCTAATGTATGGCCTTTACAATTTCATAGACGAGGGAAACGACGGGGATTTATTCCTAAGTATGGAACCCGAAAGCGTGTCTTTTTTGACCTTAACCCAAGATATGCTTAATACCGACATAACGGGCGGGGACAGGTTCGACCAATTAAGAAACGAAATTACCATTACTAAATGGGACGATACAAGCCTGACCTATTCAGACGACAATTCTATAAACCTTTACAGCGAACGATCAGGTACGCTTAAAACCTTTTTAACCCAGGACCTGGATACGGCAAACGTAGCCCAAAGAATACTTAATAATATGGCTTACCCATTATTAAGCACAGAAACAGTTAGCGTTAATTTGCTTAACCCGATCTTTACAACAGAGCAACGGGAACTGTTACTTTATCCAATCGGAAATAGGTTTATAATTGAAGCCCCAGAACCAATGGGCGGGACTTTGGACTATACCTGTATAGGCAATAACCGCGAAATAAACAAAAACGCCTTTATTTCTACCTTAACGCTTGTACCATATTCCCAAATTGAACATTCCAAAAATTGGCTACAGATACCGTATAATTACAACTGGACAAGCTACGGTGTGGCTTTTCCTTTACAGAAATGGCAGGACTTATAAATGGCAACAACCACCCCGCGCTTTGGCTGGCCCGTACCTACTAGCACAGACCTAGTTACAAACGGCGCTACCGCTATGGAAGCACTAGGCGACGCGATAGACGGCACCCTAGGCTCTGCAAGTTTTCCTAACCAAATTGTAAACAATGTAACAGGCACTGCTCGACCTATTCCCTTTTCTATGAGATCAGGGGCTGCAAACGTGGCGGCTAATAATTCGGTGTCGATCACATTCCCAGCAAGCCGCTTTACTGTCCAGCCAGAACTAATGGTAACTTTTGACAGTACTTCGACAACATTAAGCGGCCCTTGCTCTGGCCAGGCTACATCTACGACCGCAGGAAACCTTTACAATTCAAGCAACGCAACACGACGAGTTGTATTTTTTGCTTTCCAGACAACATCTGCTGCGGCGTTAGGATAATAAAATGAACCTAAACGTAACTTGTAGAACTAAAAAGTGCGAAAACGAAAACATCACACTGTTAGTTATTGACTGCCAGGAAACAGTTATTTGTGGCTGCTGCTATAACGAAATTACAGACAAGGCAGAGCCAGAAGAAGCTAAGGCCGAATAATGCCACTGCCGATTAAGGGCGGAAAGATAACCACCGCTTACAGGAAGAAAGGCCGTCACTGGTCAAAGGGCTACCATACAGGGGTAGATTTTGCTGCACCTACTGGAACCCCAGTTTTAGCAGTCCAGGACGGCACAATACTACCTGGGGGCTGGGGCAAGTCTTACGGCGAACAGGTTTTACAGTCCTGTAAGGCTGGCTTTGTGATCTATGCCCACCTGGACGAAGTGCTATGTAAGCCAGGGGACAAAGTTAAGGCTGGCGACCTAATTGGTAAAGTCGGTTCAACTGGAAACAGTACAGGCCCGCACTTACATTTAGAGCTGCGAAACCAAGCCCGCTGGACTGGCGGCAAAGACCTAAACCCCGCAAAAATACTATAAAATTAAACTATTCGTACAGGGCGCAACCTTTAGGAGCGTACCTTGAACGACAGAATTAAAACTTTTATTATTCGCGTAGTAGCGTTAATAGCGTATGAGGGCTTAGCCACTTTTGGCTTGTCTGCTGGCTTAGGTGTAGAACCAATTAAGGGCGCTTTAATGGCTGCCCTGTTGCCATTGGTAGTAGTTATTCGAGAAAGCGCTAAGGCTATGATTGACGACGGCAAACTAAGCGACGACGAAATGAACGCAGCAATTAACGCGGCTAAGAAAGACAGGGACTAATGGCGGAATTATGGAAAGTCGAAAGCGGCAAGTCTAAGCAAGTCATTAAGCCTAAGACCTGGACGTGGGTAAAGTTTCCAAAGGCTACAAAGTTTAATGTATCAAGCAAAGGTCAGTGGCAGTGGATAGTAGTCCTACGCGTAGAATACCCAGACGGCTTTGCTGGCAAGGTATTGCGGGGGCGCTTTGCGCGTTATCCAGGTACTTCCAAGTTAGACGAAACAGGCCACGACGACAAGAACGTAAGAAGCTGGGACGGCTTAACACTTCATAGCCACTGGTCACACACGATCGACTGCGACCCAAGTATGCCTATCGGGTTCTGGGTGTGGCACGACGGACACAAGCCAATCAAACTAGACGGCAGGCAGATTAAGGCTAAGCGTGTCTAATGGCTATTTTCCTTACAGTTGCCCAGTACGCAGCTGCGCTTATGACTATCGCGGCAGCCGTAGGTATGTTTGTTAAGTGGGTAGTAGTTAAGCCCGTTAAGTTATACATAGACCAGGCAACGGCACAAATAGCCCCGAACGCAAACGGGGGACGTAGCCTAAACGACCTAGTTACAAAGGTAGACGACCTAAAAGACTTGGTAAATAAGCATTTACTAGAACACGACACGCCCAAATAAAAGTGCTTGACAGTTGCAACGCTCTGCAACGATAATAAACACACAGGGCAACGAGGGGTAGAAATTGGACAAGTACCTAACTGCTAAACAAATGGCAGACAAGCTACAGGTAAACCGCACCACTTTATGGCGCTGGGAAAAGAACGGCACACTTAAGCCGCTAAAAATTGGCGGTGTTAAGCGATACAGTCAAGACCAATTAAAAGATAAATAACAAACAAAGGAACAGGGCAAAATGTTTTTTAACGGATTTACACTATTACTTGTACTAATAGCCGCTTTCGTAGGTTTTCTAGGCGGCATACGCTGGGAAAATAACTTTATGCGCCAGCGCTTTAACGACTGGACAAACGGCGAAACTATAGAAGAACAAATGAAGCGCGACGGGTGGAACGTATGAGTTACGACATTAGCGACTATGTAGACGTAAAGACCCGTATTGAATTGTTCTACGCTAAATTTCCAGAGGGTTCTATACAGTTTGAGTTTATGGGAATAATGCCAGGCAACCCAGAGTTTATCTGGGGCATAGCAAAGGCCTACAGAACCCCAGAGGACCCTAGACCTGCTACGGGAACTTGTAGCGAATTAGCCCAAGGTAAGACCGCTTTCACTAGGGGCAGCGAATTAGCCAACTTAGAAACTAGCGCTATTGGGCGGGCTATTGGGGCTTTAGGTATTGGGCTGGGTAAGTCAATGGCCAGCAAGCAAGAAGTGAACGCCGCACAAGCTAGGCAGGTCACACCGAAGGCTGCCCCGAAAGAAGTAGACCCCTGGGCGCTAGCAGATGAACCCGAAGCGGTTAAAGTGCCAGAGTGTGTACACGGTCCTATGCGCCGAAAGACGGGACTTAAGAAAGACGGCACACCCTACGGCGGCTATGTATGTACAGTCGGCGGTATTGACGAGAGCTGCAAAGCACGCTGGGACAGGTCATAATGGCGAACCCTGAACACAGCGAATATTGCAACTGCACCTGCCCCCAGGGGCTAAGTTACGACAAGCTAGAGCAAACCCTAAACCGCGTACGTATGGTACACGTGAAACAGACAAGGGACGGGGTTACTTTCTGTACTGGCTGCGTAGATCACGACAGCGACGGGGGCGACTGGCAGGACTGGCCTTGTGACACTATGCGGGCTTTAGAGGGTGAAGAATAATGCACGAAATACGCAGTATGGAAACACACCTTAAAAACACCTGGCAGTTTGACGCCTGGGGCTTTAATGAGGGTATAGGCGATCGTGTCACTATGACCGATATTGACGGACTTTACGCTTACTGGTACGAAACTGGCTATAAATACCTGTTTATCGAGATGAAGCACTGGGACGGAACGGGCGAAATACCGCACATTAATTCACGATCTGGGCAGGCTGTAGCTCTTAGACACTTATCCCAGGAGCGCAACTTTCACGTAATGCTCGGTTACGGGGACACCAGTACCAGAACGGTCTATTATGCCGAAATGTGGAATAACGGACAGGTTTACGAGGTCAATTTTAAGCAAGCAATTCTTAAATGGTGGAAGTATGCACTTGTCAAAGGATAACGACGTACAGCGCTGCACTTGTGGCGCCTGGTATTACATAGGCAGGCCCTGCGGGTTCTGTGAGAAATGGAGTAATAGGAAATGACAAACGAAGAAATAATGGACACAGCCTACGAAGCAGGATATACAAATGCGCTTATGCAGCTACAAACGCACATTAGACAATTTGAGGTTAAAGACGTAAAGCGCGTACTTGAATTTATTGATTTAATGAACGAAACCTTTCAACAAATAGTTAAGGCGGTGGAAGATGAACGACCAAGTTTGGAAGAGCATAAAAACTAAGGTTTACGGACATTACCTAGCGGCCCAAAGTTTGCCCGAATACTGCAAGGGCTGCGGGGCTACATTAGAGCCGACAGACTTAGGCTATGACCCATACACGCACATACGCCTATGGGTTACTTACTGCTGTGGCGTTATGGAAAAGTACGAAGAAAAGACAATCGACACGCCCTAATCTTCCCCTATTAGGACGTGCCGAACATACCGACTAAGGTACTAAGTCTTGTGAACTTACTGTTTAGTATAAAGCAGGCGCGGTTAATAATCGCGTAAACCGCCGTTAGAGGGCGTATTATTAGTATGGATTTATTAGCCCATACAGGCAGAAATGCGAGCTTAAATGCGGTACTTGAAACGAGCCGCCCAAGTATTAGTTACAAAGGTGTTTAAGCATATGGCGCGGCTGGACGAAAGTCCCCACGACGACCCACGCGACACGACGGGTTAAGAAATGGTGTTTAGATAAGCCATTCCTTGCCTGCTCCTCTCTGGGTTAAGTCCTTGCTAGCATAGTTAAATGGCAACAGTCGGAAACAGAAAAGAAAATTACAGCCCAAATAATGATTACTACACGCCTAAGTGGGTATTCGAAAAGTTAAACTTACACTTTGACATAGACGTTTGCGCCCCTACTGGCGGCGTACCCTGGATACCTAGCAACTTTTGGTTTGATGAAGAAATGGACGGATTAAAGCAAGACTGGCAAGGCATAGTTTGGTGTAATCCGCCGTACAGTAAGCCAGCACCATTTATTGACAAACTTATAGCTCACGGCGAAGGCATAATGCTAACGCAGATTAGCCGTTCTAATGGGTTTATCAAGTTATGGAACAGTGCTCAAAGCATAGTAATGCTACCTAGGGATATGAAGTTCGAGCATAAGACAGAAGGGACTAAACAAATCTTTATGCCTACGGCTTTGTTTGCTTTTGGCCATACAGCCAGCCAAGCCTTAATAAATGCGGAAATAAACAAGGTTAGATAATGGAATACGTGCAGCTGCCAAAAGAGGACCTAGTTCAATACGTAGATAAAGTAAACCTACTTATCCAGGACCACGATAAACAGACCCAGGAACTAAGCGACATACGAGCATTAGCAGACATAGTTAATGAAACCTGGCAGACAAGGCTGGACAAGCTAGCCGACTACATACTGGACTTAGAGCCATTAAACACAAGCGAATTAGAACAGGGCCTAATGCTGGCTTATGACATTATGAAAGGGAAGAATGTCTAAACACAACTTACGGGGCAACACAACTAAGCGAGAGAGCCTAAGAGCGCAAGCCTTTAGAATGTACGGTAAGACTTGCAATTACTGCGGGGACATTGGTAACGAAGTAGATCACGTCATAGAA